CACTGCAGAACTTTGCAATGGATAGGCCAGCCCGCCACAGAGGCTCGCTAACCTCGGTTTGGCGTGTCGCGATAAACTTTAGCTGCTCACACCCGCGCCCTTCGACTGTCTTCTTCATAATAGTCTTAAATACGTTCTCGGAGTTGTCTGCGTACGCGTCGTACAGTGCGTCGTTACCAAGGTCGATGTTGAAAACTGGCTTCAACAGCACTCCCAGCTTACCCACGAACTCGGACAGAACTACTGGCTCTGGCATAGATACGCCGAAGAAATCTACAGGTAGGGGTGGTTCACCCTTGTAGTTGTGTGTGTCTGGTACGCGAAGTACTCGCGCCACATCCGAAGTAACCGCAGGGTCTGCAAGTAACCCGTGGTCAGCACAAGCCTGCTTCAAACTCTCTGCTGCGACTAACCAATCCTTCGCCGAAACTGCTTCGGTAAGGGGCCAGTACGCATGCACACCACGTCCACTGTTGACCATAAGAGGTTTAGGTAGAGATAGTTGTTTACAGAAACCACGTAGGGCAGCGACTGCAGCCTGCTGGCTAGGGTATTCTTTCAAGGGTCCGCAATCCAAGTCTATGAATAGGGACTTCAACTCGTGAGCGTTTGCGCCTTTACGGTTGGTTGGCTCTTCGAATGTGCTCAAGGCAAAGTATACGTCAAATCCGTCTGCGTCGAATTTCTGCGCGGCACGTTCTACTTCCTCAAAGGTATCGTAGAACTTCTGTATACGGATGTCGTCTTTGCTCTTGGCGGCGAACACGCAGTAGTGACCTGTACTACTGAGTACGCCTTCTAAAAAATCTAGTGTGTTCATTGCTGCTGCTCCCAAAGTGTATCGTGGCGGGTTCTGAAAAGGGTAACAAACCCGCCACGAATATCTATCGCTTAGACTAGGTGAGTGACCCCTCAGTCATCCCAGTCGTCTACGATAGATGCTAGATCAGCCTCGGCAGAGGGAGCAGCAACCTCTTTCTTCTTGGCGACCTTCACCGGCTCGGGCACAGCGTCGAGATCAATCTCGTCATCTGCAACCTTACCGTCATCACGTTTAACTGAAACCTTATCGGTTTGGGACACAGTCAACGTAATTGCTTTGATAGCGTCATCGCTATCTTTCATTGCCACAGCCTGCTGTAGTTCTTCCTCAGTCAACGGACGAGTTGGTTTGAAGAACAGTTTCGGTGTGTCACTGTTTTCGTCAAAGTACACTTGCGTTACCACTGCAATAGATGGCGTCTTGTGCGCTCTTAGATACTTGGCATACGCTTGCATACCCATTTTGCCATCCTTAGCTTCGCCGAAGATTGACGTAGCTGGTAGCTGCAGTTGGTAAACAGTGTCGAGCTTACCCTCTAACATAACTGCGATGCGCTGATTGAAGCGACATGCGCGGCTCTCACCTTGACCAGAACCTTTGATGTTCTGTGGGCAGTCCATGCAACGAACCGCTTGACGTGTTTCTGCAGGTACTTCTTTTGCAGGAGTTTGCGTATCCACAGACCAGCAGGATGGGGGTGTAGGGTTCTCGGCGCTGTAAACACCTTCGTAGTATGTACGGGACAGCTTCGCAGCGTTAATAACAATTACGTTCAACAGGCCTTCACTGTTTACGTTTACTTGCTCACCACTAACCATCTCACGGAAACGTCCACCACGTAGACTGATACGGTTCGAACCGCCACCGCCGCCACCGCCAGCAAGATTATCATCTGCTTCTTGTAGAGACTTAAACAGGTCACTGCTTACAAGGGAATTACCCTCACCAAATAATGTTATATCTGACATACTATTCTCCGTCGTTTATTGTTGTTATGGAGGCACTAACTTGCGCCTCTTTTGATGCAGCAGTCAAGGCTGCTTCAACATCGTCCAGCCGAAACCGGTAAACTTCGCCGATGTTGATATAGGTGTCCGCAGGAATTTGCCCAGAGTGCACCCATTTACGAATGGTAGATACAGACACTTTGAAGTAGTCTGCTACCTTATTGATGTTCATGTACGGCGTTTCGATATCGCTCATTTTTTCCTCACAGAGATGGTGTACTCCGAGTCCACATTGAGGCCTGCCGGTACTTGGTCAGGGTTTTCTTCAAGGAACTGTCGTACGTGGGTTTGATTTAAACGCTTCTCGAAGAACTCAGGGAGATCATGTTCCATGATAAACTTGTGCATGGATTCCCAGTCGCTCGTCCAGTAGCGCTGCTTTACGGTGCGGTAGAACAGGCCCGATGCGGTACGCACACTGTCTACCTCGTGTTCTTTGCAGTATGATAACAAAGCCAACTTGACTTTGTCCTGCTTCTCGCGGAGCGCACCTTCTTCCTCTTTATATTTGGAGGTTAGCTCCGAGCGTTTGTCGCGTATCTTAGCGTACGCATTGACCAACTTATCTACTGACACAGTCATATTGTTCTCCGTTTTATCGTTGTAGAACTGTTGTACAGTATCATATGGTGGTTAGTCAAGTATTTCTTTGTATAAATCTATCATAGCTGAGTGTATGTTGATACGATCGTCCAGCATGCGGTAAATACGTTTTTCTGCGGGGGAACCCGCGAGTTGGATCACAGTACATTTATGCACCTGCCCAGCACGGTGGATACGTGCGTTAGCTTGCAAGTACGTCTCCAGAGAAGAGGTCGGACCCCACCACACAATCGTGTTGGCTGCAGTGAGCGTTACACCATGCGCAGCAGACTGCGGTTGGATCACTAATACTTTCGGGTCGGGCTTGCTTTGGAACGCATCGAATATCTCCGTGCGCTTAGACGCAGGTACGTCCCCTCGTATGACCTCCGACGTGATGCCATCTTTACGAAGCCTAGCCGTTACCATGTCGATGGTGTGGCGGAACGGTACGAACACCAGAACTTTCTGGCTGCTCTCGTCGATAGTTTCCTTCAACGCTTGGTATCGGCTCTTGATGTCGAACTCTACCGAGTCCCCCTCGTCGGTATAAACTGCACCGGCGCTGATCTGCAGTAGCTTGTTCATGTTGATCGCGGCGTTCGCGGAAGTCACAGCTTCCCCAGCCACCTGCATGAGCATCTGTTTCTTCAGTGTATCGTAGTACTTCTTCTGCTGTGGGGTCATTTCGACGAAGCGTTTGGTGTAGATTATGTCCGGTAGGTCCAGACATTCTTCTTTCGTAAACCTGACAGCAGGTTGTAGCGCTCGGAACACAGTATCCTTGGCCGTCTCTTTCGGCTTGTAGGTGAACTGCGTTAGCTTGTGCATCACCATATCTCTCCACGCCCCGAAGAACCTCGGCACGGACAGGGGGTTCACTAACTTAGCCAAGCCATAAGCATCGACAGGGCTTTGTGCAGCGGGTGTACCGGTCATCATCCACATCCAGTCGTCGTCCTTGACGATCTTGCTCAACGTCTTCCAGCGTTTGGACTGCGCGTTCTTATAGTGGGTAGCCTCGTCGATGATAAACAGATCGAAACCACCTGCAGCTATCTCCTCTTTTACTACCTCGACGCCATCGTAGTTAATGACAACGAACTCCGCGCCACTGTTGATGATCTTCTTACGCTTCTCTTTGTTGCCGTGGGCCACATCGACTGTGCGGTGCATAGCAAAGGAGAACAAGTCGTTACGCCATGCACTGTCCATAATTGACAGGGGGCATATAACCAGCACACGTTTAATCTTACCGATTGACAGTAGGTAGTCCGCTGCCCAGATAGCCGACGCAGTTTTACCCGTGCCTTGTTCGTTGAAGCAGAAGGACTTCTTGTGCAGCGTAAAGAACGACGCGGTCTCTTTCTGGTGGTCGAACGGCGTGTACTGGCCGGGCCAGCTGTACTGTTTCGTAATGGGTGAGGGCGCGTCTATGTTTAGATTTTTAAGCGCGTGGACTTCGTCTATGCCCCACTTAACTACAACCCTGTTGTCAGATATTTCCTTGCTGTTCGGGATGATCGTTGTAAGCTGCTTAGGATTACGCACCCTAAGCATTATTGCTTTATCCTGCAAAATTTCCATACTGTTCTCCGTGGTAGTGTTTCACTACCGTTTTTTCTTTGGGCTGCTCATAGCGCCGCCAGCTGCGCGATTCTTGTTACGGCTCTGAACGGTTACTCCGTCCTTGTTGCTGCCGCCTTTACTAAGTGCCTTCTTGTGCGCGACGTCTTTACCTTCGCGCTTATCGGCTACACCGTTCTTGTTGCCATCTTTACTGGCCTTGTCCATTGCGCGACGTGCACGTTGGCGTTCCATACGAGACGCATGTTCGCCCCGTGCTTTCTGTTGCTCATACTCTTTCTTGTATGGGCGAGGTTTATTTACATATGGCATATCAATTTGCTCCGTTGTGGTGGCACTCGGTTACTTGGCACCATCGTTTGCACAAACCAGAGGGTTTGGGGTTCCAGACATCTACCTCGAATGCTTTCTCCATCTTAGCATAGTTAGCCAACCATTTGCTCCATAGAAGTTGCTGTGCGTCAAACTCATACTCGGCCTTGACTAGGCTCTTCGCGATGACGAACAACAACCCTGCATGTAGCTTGGTGACTTCGGGGTAGTGCTTGAAGATAGCCAGCGCCATCAACTCAAGCTGGCCTTTGTCAGCGTACTTAGCCGACTTGCCTGTCTTGTAGTCAATGATCCAACCCACCCCAGTTTCTTTGTCTATGATCGCAAGATCAACAATGCCACGGAACCACACGTCTTTAGCAAAGAAACTGCACGGCTCTAGGTCAGCGGTCAGGCCCAGCTTCTGCTCGACAATCTTCTCACCCTTCTTGTTGTTAAGGGAATCCAGTGTCGGCTTGATGAAGTCGAACTTGGCAGGGATAGGAGTACCTTCACCTATGTAATCCTCACACGCCTTGTGAAAATCAGTACCGTAGCGCATAGCGTCGCTCTCTTTGAAAGGGTACTGTTTGAGTACCTTCTCATGGTAGAACTGCTTGGGGCACTGTTCGAAGGCTTTGATCCGACTAAACGACCATGGTGCTGCTTTATGTGTCATCTGAATAACTTACTTTCCCACTGGCACACTTGGTTAATATGCGTGTGTTTTGTAGTAGGTTGAACCATACCAATTTTCTCAACCCAACCTAGCTTTCTCAGAGAGTTCATCATCGCACCCCAAACATTGTGATGGTGTGGGTCGGCCATCCCTTGCGCCCTGCAAAACGCGCAAATCTTACCACCTTCTACATAACGGTTTTTAGCTAGGTAGTTAGCGGCGTTATGGTAATATTCTTTTTTCCAATCGTCGTCCGCATTAACGTAGGCACGTTCTATCTCTGCGGCTATAAACTCATGTCGATCATCCATTATTCACAGTCTCCATATGATTTGCCGAAACCACTCTCGCAGTCTACGGGTAGACCCTCGGCCCAGTCAGGCGTCCAACGCATGCTCTCTTCTACAAATGCTCTCGCTTCGGGCACGTCGGCGTCGGGCACACAGCATAGAATACTATCGTGTACTGTCAACGCTACTTGGTATTTCTTACCTATACGTAGCATTTGTTCACCTATGATGCAACGGGCTATCGCTTGGCACACGTTCTCTATAACCTTGCCGCCGTAAATACGGGACCGCATACGTCTGGTTTTGTAGGTGTATTCCACACCATTCTCAGACTTCTCTGCGTACAATTCGGGGTAGTAAATGCGCAGCCCACTCGGCACGATGAGGGCTTGGTTCTCGGCATCGACTGTGATGACGCCCTTCTTGCCGAACGACATGGCCCGATTTTTGGCGAGGTTCTTCACCATGTTATTAGCATCTCTCCAGACTTGGCTAATCTTGAAGTTAGCCTCACGGTAGATAGAGATAATCCGCTTCGCCTCTTCCTCGGATACTTCGAACCCGAACGACTTCAACTGCAGACCGAACTTCTCAGCCCCCATGCCGTAGCCTGCACCCAGAATGGTAGTCTTACCGACGAACCGCTGATCCTTGGTCACGTCTTCTACAGCTACGTTGTAGATACTAGACGCCATATACTTGTAGACATCCTCACCTCTGGCGAACTGATCGACGAGATCATTCTGCCCTGCGAACCACGCGAGTACTCGCGCCTCGATTTGAGAGGAATCGGCTTCGACAATGGTGTGCCCCTCGGGAGCGACGATGGACTTCTTTAGCTTCTTACCATTCGGCCCACGACTAGGTAGATTTTGCAGGTTGATCTTATCCATCCCGCCCCACCGACCAGTGTGCGCTGCGTAGTACTTGATCGGCCCCGGGAGTAACCCACGTTTAGCTATACCTATGAACCTCTCCGTACGTGTTTCCTCTAGGGTAGACTTGTTACCCATACGTGCCGCCACCAAGGTTTGCACTCTATCGTCCTCATGCTCCAGCAAAGCCTTGAACTCTTCATCGTTCTTGGCAAACGCAAACGTCTCTTTGCCAGTTGTAGGGCTGATCTTCATGGGGGGTATCACGTCTAGTTCTAACAACATGCCAGCGAACTTAGGGTTCGACATGAGGTCTTTCTTGTCCTCCACCCCTGCCTCCACTAGCAGTTTATCCTTGCGGTCCCGTGTCTCTTCTAGGTGCTGCTCCAACATACCAATGTCTAGGTCCAGCACTGGGTGGATAAACATGCTTAATGTTGCGTGGATTAACTTTAACTCTTGGCGGGGGAACTTAGCCCCCATGATCTTGAACAGCTGGTAGGTTAGCTCAACATCTTGGATGCAGTACTCCCCGTACTTCTTAGCTTCCTCTGCGGTGAAATCGGCGGGGCGTTTACCCTTAGCTGCAAGTACCTCAAACCCTTTCTCGCCGATACCGTAGCGTTCCGACAACGCTCTGAGCGACGCCGGTTGGTCAACCCCGTGTAAAGCTCTACCCATGCACATCGTATCGAACCACACTTTCGGCTTGACGTTGTAACGCCAGCTTAGGATAGCCCCGTCGAACATTGTGTTCTGGCACACAATGCCAGCGTTGGAGAAATCTATGCGACCGAGCAAACTTTTGATCTGCTCTGGGTCATTCATGTACTTCGTGGACTTGTCGTTCTTCTTGATGCCAAGGCCGATAACTTCGAAGCGCGGGTCACGCACGTACGCCTCTGTCGTCATCTTGGATAGCGAGAACTCCTGATCGTAGTAAGTCTCAAAGTCGAGGGTGTATATGTCCATTACTTTTCCGCCTCTTCCGCGTAGTGCGCGTCTACTGCGGCTTCGACCATGTACTCTGAAAAACTTTTGAACCCTCCAGCTGTCATGCGTCTAACTATCGCTAGGTACACATCCTCAGTCATACCACGCGCAATGTGTTTGGTTAGGCTACCAATCTTGAACGCAGGGTTGTTCATTATGAGCGTCATGCGTTCTTCGTTGGTGTACACTTTACGTGCATCGACCACGTCGCCACGCTTCAACGCCCTGTGGACTACACCGATTACGTTTTGGTATGGCAGTCCCATCTCTTGCGATATCTCTATCGGGCGCTGACCATCACGGTACCGCTGTATTATCTCTAGGCTTTGCAACGATAGGCGTCGGCCTTTGGAAGATAATACAGGTACTCCTGCGAACTTATGTCTGTTCCGTGTATCCCATGTTGATTCGGTCATTGTTGCTCTCCTCTCATCCATTTTAAATCTTTGAGTAACGCCATTTTGTCCGAGGTAACTGCTTCCAGCTTCTGCGTTAGACGTGCTACCTCTGTGCGCTGCTTGGCTATCTTAGTCCGTAGTCGTGCGATTTCCTGTTCAAGAACTCTTATGTTACTCATACCTTTGGCTCCGCCTTTGGCCTCGCCTTCGGGCGTATTGTCCACCCAGATGCCGTGTCTGTCTTAGTGCACTGGGCCATTGAATCGCTGTACTCAGCCAAAATCGTCGGGTAAATCTCATCCATCGCGTTGGCACATGATGCCTGATCCCGAAACGCTATCTGGGAAACGTAAGTGTCGCCCTCGAACGTGTACGTCAACACAAGTAAATGCCAGAATATCATACCTGCATCTCCTTCAGCTTGGCGATGTAATGCTTGGCCTTACCAGCATCGTCGCTGTCCTTCTTACCCTGACGGAGCGAGTACTTAATGACGTTACCTTTGAGGAACCCGATAAACTCCTCGGGTGTGAGCAGGGACTCCATCACGTCCCACGGCTGCAGGGTCATGTCCTTGTAGTGAGAGCCGCCCACCTGCTTCGAGTTTGCAGGTACGTCTTCTCGCCAGTTTTTAGATGATATACGGTCGAACAGCCCTTGCACGAACTCCCGATCGAAATCGAATTTATCAACCACCTCAGTTACGTTAGCTTGGCGGTTACGGACTAGGTATTCCCACACCTGTGTTTCTTTTTCAGTAAATAAGTTGGTCATATTTTACATCCTTCTTTGCGGCGATTGCTTACAAACTTTGTTAGGTCATCCTTGGCGTAGTGGTAACGCTGGTTGGCCGAGGGTGACGAATCTGCAGTGAGGTACTGTTGCTGCCAGAAATCTACTTGTTGGCGTAGGAACCGCAGTTCTGCTTCGA